GCAGTAGGTTCATTGATAATTCGCATAACATCTAGTCCTGCAATCTTACCAGCATCCTTTGTTGCCTGTCTTTGTGAATCATTAAAATAAGCAGGAACAGTAATAACTGCCTGTGTTACATCAGAACCCAAATACGACTCCGCATCTTTTTTTAATTTCATTAAAATTTTTGATGAAATTTCTGGGGGAGATAATAACTCACCACCAGATTTTACCCACGCATCACCATTATCCGCCTCTACAATGTCATAAGGCACCATAGATATGTCCTTTTGAACTGCATCATCTTTAAACTTTCTGCCAATTAATCTCTTAACCGCAAACAATGTATCTTTTGGATTAGTCACCGATTGTCTCTTAGCCGACTGTCCTACTAATATTTCCGAATCCGAATGTGAAACTATAGATGGTGTCGTCCTAGAACCTTCACCATTTTCAATTACTACTGCCTTACCATTCTCTAATACAGCTACACATGAATTAGTAGTACCCAAATCAATACCAATAATATTACCCATTTTTACTTCTCCTTTCTCAATTTTAAATTAAACCGCTTTTCTTTCTTGCATTATTAATAATCTCTGTATTCTTTACAGTTTTCGCGTCCCTACCACCCAACTTCTCAGCAAGTGGGGTATAAGGATTATTCTCTGCAACTTTAGAAAGTACCTCTTTAAACCCCTCACTGACTTTCATATCACCCCTACCAGATATTATCTTAGGAGCACCAATTATTTGTTTTATATTAGAGTTATCTGATAAAAATACATCCTTTTCAGATATACTAATAAACTTATCGAATACTTCGTCCGTATCATTATTTTTAAATGTATATATAGGCATCTATTTTCTTACCATTATTCTTAATTCTAAATTATCACTTTCTTTACAGAAAGTCTGTTCGAAATTAGATTCCATTTCTTCCATATAATCCCTCTCTATATATAAATTACTATTTATTTTTTTATCTAATACTGTCGCAATATAAAACATATTAATATATTTCCAATATGTCATATATGTATAATACCCACCAATAATATGTACATTCATATGTGAATGATCGGACAACCACGACAATGAATCAGATATATTAATCTTAAATGATTTCTCATCATATGTTATTTCATTATTAGTCACAACATACTTCATATAATCTTCTGGTAATATACTAAATAATTGCTTATATGTATTATGCCCCATCAACAATATACCATTTCTCATTCTCATAGTACGGTCAAACCACGCCTGTGTCTTTTTAGAATACACAACAAGATTACAACCATTATCATCAATGCCATAATCTTCACTCAATATTATACTTGCACTTACTGTCCTTTTTGTATTAATCATATTCAATCTAATAAATTTGGAAACACCTCGTCTACTAATCTTCTAGTTAACCACTTAACCTTCATTTTTTTATTTATAATTTTGACAACAATCTCAGCCTCTTTATGATGTAAACTCTCCAAGAATTGAATAAATCTATGTTCACTCCTATAATTAACGAAATAAGATTCATCTAAAAATACTTCAAATTCTGATAACCTTTTATGCAAATTACTTAGAGTATATCCCTCCGGAGAATCATCAGGAGTATACTTAGGCACTTTATCTAATGCAAAATGAAAATCATCAAACATCAATTTTAATGTTTTTAATAATAACTTACTATTATTTTGCAATAACACATGTTTTCTTTCTTTTGTATTCTTTGCCTCATCAAACTCAAAAAATACTTCGTGTATATGTTTCATTTATATCCTCTTTAAAATTATCTAATTGCATAAAAAACATCATCATTCTACGTGCTTGAAAATATTCCATCATAGTACGATTGTTACCATTTGGAGATTTAACGAAAGAATCCAATATATTATTAACAATTTCATCTGGTATACATGAAAAATCTATAAGTTGTTTGTTTCTATCATATCTTCTAATCATATCCTCATTACAAAATTCTGAAGGGTTCTTCGATATATCCATCATATCAATTATACTTTTTTTACGTAAAGATGTCTGCCGTTTACCAGTTGCGAATACATCATCATCTGATAATATATTTGGAATTCCATCTGATCTATCACCCCTTATAATATGTTCTCTTAAAAACTTTAATGGGTTATCAGTAACTAAAAACTTACCAGCACTTTGACTATATTGAAACACGCCATCATAAATTTGTAATTGTTTAAAATCTTTATCAGAAGATAATATCAATACCTTTTCAAGATGATGATACTCTTTAGTCAAAATTGCAATAATGTCATCTGCCTCAGTTTTATCAATCTCTAACACTCTATATGGAAAATAATCAACCAAATCCTTCTTTATGGAAGACATGCCATCAAATACAAATTTCCAATCAAATTTAGAAGTCTCTCTATCTTTCTTCCTAGAATGTTTATAATACGGAAATATATCCTTTCGCCAAAAATGTTTATTATCACAACATATAACAATATTACCATATTTTTTAGAATATTTCTTTTTAACAGATAATACATATTCTAAAAATAAATTCATAACCGCAGAATATTCAACTATATCATCTGGTTCCTCTCTTAACGTATTGTTCAATTCCCTAATAGATAAACTTATTATAATTTGATTAAAATCTATTAATATCATATATCACCAATTTATTCACCAAAATCTAAACTAAGGTATTCCGTCACGTCAACATTAGTTCCGCACATACTACAGTATTTAACACCATTATCATCGTCATCCATCAACACCACCACATATTCAGATTCACAATTATCACATTTTATTTGTATATCCATATACCTATCCCTCTCTTAATAATCAGAACACATCTTCATCCCTTTGAAATTTCTTACTTACTTTTTTATCCTTAAAAGTATTTCTGTATTCTATTTGTTCCCATCTAATTTTACCATACATAGAAATAAAACTCTCTTTATCCATTTCTAACCAATCGTTCTCAGACTCAAAATCTATATCATGTAAATTCATTTTAGACATAATACTACACCTACTCTCCTAACTCATTTTTTTAACAATTCTTCTATATGATCAACTACAGAAGTACTCCTTGCAGCCAACCAAACATTAATATACTTATATCCATATTTTTTACCAAATTCAATCATACTCATAGTTTCAACATCATCACTCATACTCATACTCCAATAACCCTATTAGCCTCTTCTATCATATCATCCGCCTCTTTTGAATATGTATAAAATTCATATTCATGTCTATCCCAATCTTCAATACAATATTTCTTGACAAAATCTTCTTTTGTCATATCATACCACTCTTCCGACTGTCCTGCATAATTATATAAATACTTAAATTCAATAACATTCTCTGGTCGAAATGATCTCCAACCCTGTGAGTTAACATCCCACACAGAAATAACTAATTCAGATACATTACCATTACCCTTTGGTAAAAACGATTCAGGAACAAAAATCATATCTAATGTGCATGACATAACACGTAAATCACCATTAACTTTATTAAAAGTTACTTCACACACACCATCTTTTAAAGAGTTAACCATTCCGCTCTTACTTCTAATATCATTCATAATCAACCACCCTCATATAACGCAGCACCAGTAATCATTGATAAAAACCCAACAAACGAATATGAAATCATAGAACCAATATCATACGTCGCAGAATCAACAACCCCTAGAATAACAAAAAAACCCAAAACACTCAATAAAACACATAAAAAATTATACATATATCCTCATATTAAACTAATTAAAAAACAAAACCAAACTATATTAATACATATCAATTCAATTAATATATCTATTATAAAATCATAAATTCTTTTTGGCAATATAGTCATGACTATAATCTATCTCAGTATGTGTATCTCTATCATGATCGTGAACACTCGCATAATCACCATTTACAATCGGTATAACAAATACTATCCATAAAAAACCAACTACTATGCACAACATAGTAACTATAATTTTCTGTATAGTTAACTTATCCATGGCAGATTACCCCACTAATATACGATTCTGCACTTCCTCTATCTCAACATCAGTAAATACCTTATTACCAACTAAAGCTGGAAACAGTAATAACATTATAATTAAACCAAACATCAATCCCAATAAAACCAATCTTCTTATTAAAATACTCATTTTAATACTCCATTAAATTTAAAAAAACCATCTATAAATAGCTACAATGTCAATAACAAAATAAACAACATTCATCCACATTAAAGAATATTCATGAATCCTATACCCATAAATACACCAAAGAATTGAAGAAACTCCAAATAATATAAAGGAATATGGACTAATAGTTATATTCAATGCCAATAATATTGCGGCAACAACTCCAAAAATGGTTCCCCAATCGGCAATATTAAGTTTCATAACACATTATATCATAAAGTCATCTAATTGTCAAATGTTTTTTAACCTTTCCCATAAAATAGTTACTAAAGCACCATGACTTTTACGTCTATCCAATTCTATATTTAAAAATTCTCTGCCAAAAGTTTCTAATTGCAATTTATTCATTTTTAAAAGATCCTCATGTGTTACTGATTTTGGATCACCATTTAAATAAGAAAAATCACAATCATCTATTATAACATCCTCTGGTTTCTTAATGACCCCAGCCGGATCTTGTACTGAAGACAAAAACATATCTTTAATCCACTCAAATATCATATCATCACCTCAAAAACTATTATTATACTTATATATAGTATCTTTAAGATCCGTCGTCCAATTATCACGATGTTCTTTAAATACTTGTGGTTCGTGTCCATCAACTGCAATAATAATTACTAATTCTACTATTGGTATATTAGTACGTTCTTCCCACATTATTGCATAAGCAGCACATTGCATAAAATATGACGATATCCATTCTTTCTTTTTCAGTTTCTTTGATGTTTTAAAATCTATAATACTTAACTTTCCATCAAATTCGGCAACACAATCTACTCTACCAGCCAACTTTAAATGGTTAGAATATAACGCACATTCTTGTTCATATATACTACCAATACGATCAAGAGTAGATTTCACCGAAGATAATGATGATATTATATTAGGAAAATATCCTTTCGTATAATTAACATCATTATCAAGATACTTCTCTATTATTTCATGTACTTGTGTTCCACGATAAGACGCAGCATAAGAAATCTTATCAGCCTCTTCAATACCAACACGTCTTTTCCATTTATCAATAAATTCCTTTGATAATATAGATAAGACAGTTGTAACAGACGGATACTCAATACCATCTGGTGTCACATATTTCCTAGAACCATCAGATGACGTGACCGATTCCAAATCATCATAATCCTTAAAATTAATCGGGCAATGTTCAAACACTAATTAACTCCCGTTGAACCAAATCCACCAGATCCCCTACTAGAAAAATCACCAGTACTTGGTAATTCATGCAAATCACTACATACAACTATATCAGGACTTTCATGTGGTATAAATATAATCTGAGCAATCCTATCTCCGTCATTTACTCTAAATTTCTCAGAACCATGATTCTGCAATACAACACCAACAACACCACGATAATCAGAATCTATCACACCAGCTAATACATCAATCCCATGTCTTAATGCCAAACCAGACCGCGGTTTAATTATACCCACAAATCCCTCACGTATACCAAACACCACACCAGTAGATATCAGTAAACGTTCTCCTGGATATACATATGACGTTCTATGTTTTATACCAGTAGGATTATATTCATATGTAATTGTTTCATCTACAGATGCATATAAGTCGTACCCAGCAGAATAATTAGTACCCCTAGTTGGTTTTTTAGCAGTCTCATTCATTAATATAACTTTCACACCTAATAGAGAATTTTCATCATATATCATTCCCCACCCCCTATTTGATATTCATATTTTAATATGTTCCAAGGCAACTTATCATAAGATGACATACCATCATCTGTTGGTTTAGGTAAATTAACCCAAACCATATTAGTACCCCTGTATCTAACTCTAATACGTTTATTAGATTTCCATTCATAATTCAACTGTAACACATTTTTACTCATAATCTCTCACCACCTTAGTCATAGTTAATGCTTCCCACGAAATAGGGTACAACGCCCCTAATATCCTATTCCACTCATCAGCAAGTTCACGTATCTCCAATTGAGCAGTAGAACTTTTTCTTAAATTATATGCCCGGGCCCAAGCATATAATGACCCTGTTACGAAATATTCAGTCATCATTGACTGTGGTAGAACCATACGAGCCTGTTCTGGACACACACCCGACGAAATCATCTCCGTATATAATCTAGTTGATTTAATGATATGAGTCATATACTCTTCTTCTAATAAGGGAGAAGTTAATCCATTCATGAATGGTTCTTTGAAATGAGTTACAAAATCAGTAGTAGAAGAACCCTGTTTAACTTTTTCTGGACGGGTTCTCCAACCATTAGTCTCTGGTACATGAAAATCAGGAACATCTGATACATATCGTCTAGACACCTCATTATAACTAAATCCAACAACATGCTTAAATCGTTGTCTAGCAACAAAAATAGGCACCTTCTCACGTAACGTAACCATTTCATGTGTAAATGGTGTAAAATGATTATGTTTGGCCAAATACCTAATCAACTTCTTATCACCATCTTTAAGATTTGGAATAAATGCGTGTAATGTACACTCTCCATCCTCATCCACATGTTCTACAATTTCATCAAAACCAACCCCTTCAGAAAACTTATCAAATGAAACACGAGCAGAATTAACTACCGTAATATCATCACCCATATGATTAACATATTCCACTTTCATATATACCCCTTCATAACCTATTTAAATGTGCCTTCCGAACCTTAACCATTATCCATGAATTATAATATTCATCACTCTCTAATACCTTGTAATCAAATTGATACTTAGCCTCAAAATACGCACATTCAGACTTAGTTTTACACAACCTTAATATCTTTCTATCAAATTGTTCAACACCAATTTTATTTAAATCTTCTAATAATAATTCAGAAGAACCATAATAATCTCGCCAATCAGATTCTACCTTCTTCTTCTTTCTCTTTTTATTCTTTTGATATGACTTAATAGACCAAAAGAATTTCTTACCTATATACTTCTTACCATTATCTTTATTAGTTATTTCATATACAAACCCATATAAAAGTTTTGGATCTAAATTCTTGGGTACATATACCTTATTCCTATACATCCATGTCATACACACATCCTTATATTACAAAATAATATCCCTCCAATCCTTATCATCAATATGTTCAATACTTCTCAATGATATTGGACCAAAATCAG